ACGAGCGTTTGTATCAGTTTGATGTTAACTACACCCTTTGGGCTGTATTTGTTTTAATAGTAGCTTGGGCTGCTATACCATTTGTGAATGCTTATGGTTCTGAACCTAAGATTGGTTTAGTCCAAGTCAAAGAAGAAACAAATACAATCTATGTTGTTGGTAAGAATCACGCTAGATCACACGCATTTACAATAAACTAAATGGAGTTGTAATGGCCCGTAAGACTGAAAGTAAACCGGGCAAGCTATCCATCGCAGAAATGAGAAACCTTGTCAATAAGAAGTATGGACAAGAGATTGCTCATGATCTAACGAAGGAAAATCCAACTGAGGTAACTGATTGGGTTCCAACTGGCGCACGCTGGTTGGATTCTATTATTTGCCGTGGTAAGCTTGCTGGTATCCCCGTAGGAAAGATTACAGAAATCGCCGGTCTAGAAGGTACCGGTAAATCATACATGGCTGCACAAATCGCAGCAAACGCAATGGCAAAAGGAATGGATGTAGTCTACTTTGATTCAGAATCAGCAGTAGATCCAGAGTTTCTAGAAGCAACAGGTTGTGATCTAAATAAGCTTCTATACATCCAAGCAACAACAACAGAACTGGTTCTGGAGACAATCGAAGAACTACTGACCGCTAATAACGGTTCTATGTTCTTTATTTGGGACTCACTAGCTAATACGCCAGCAGCAGCAGACGTAGAAGGTTCGTTTGATCCAATGTCCTCAATGGCTATGAAGCCAAGAATCTTGTCAAGAGCTTTTTCTAAGCTAACAATCCCTATCGCTAATACCAAGTCTACACTGTTGATCCTTAATCAGCTTAAGACTAATATTACTTCTAATAGGGCAGAGCTTCTGACAGAGCCTTATTTTACTCCCGGTGGCAAGGCACCAGCGTATGCATACTCGCTGCGTATTTGGCTAACTGGTCGTAAGGCAAAGGACAGCTACATTCTTGATGAACGTGGTTATCCAATCGGTTCGGAAGTCAAGGCTAAGATCAAGAAGTCACGTTTCGGCTCTCTCAATCGTGAGTGTACATTCAAGATTATTTGGGCAGGAGGACTCGCAAAGGTCCAAGACGAAGAAAGCTGGTTCAATGCAGTTAAGTCTTCTAAACATCTTGAACAGGCAGGAGCTTGGTTCTCGCTGGTCTATGAAGATGGAACCAAAGAGAAGTTCCAAGCAGCTAACTGGAAAGAGAAGCTAGAGTCTGATAGATTCAGGGAAAGAGTTTTGCAGTTGATGGATGAAGAGATCATTGTGAAGTTTGAGACTCGCGAAGGTAATGCAGAAGATTACTTTGACGTAGACTCAGTGGACGACGAGCTAGACTGACATTCGCTTGACAAAGTTCTGCTGGACGCTCGGCCCCTCATACGATATATTATAAACGTATGAGGGGTTCATGAGTTTGACGAAGCGACAGCGCAGGTATTTGGAACTGGCCAAGAAGATTGCGACTTGCTCAGATTCCCCGGATTATCGCCACGGAGCCGTTCTTGTTAAGGGCGGTTCTATCATCAATACGTCTTGCAATGATTTGCGATCTGTTTGGTGGGCGAATCGTTTTCGCAATCATAACTGCGGTCATGCTACGCAACACGCCGAAGTCGGTGCTGTTCTTGGCATTGCTCGCGATGTTACCGATGGGGCTGTTATGTACGTTGCCCGCGTCGGAAAGAGGAATGAGTTTCGGCTTTCGAAGCCGTGTCCAATGTGTCTCCGAGTCATGGAGCATGTTGGGATCAAGAAGGTGGTTTACACCGTTGACGATGAGCATGTTGCCAGCATCAAGCTCAGCAATGGTTTGACCGATGAAGATTTGTTTTACCAAACGAGACAGCCTAAGCCGAAGAAGGAGGCAAACAATGGCGACTGACAATAATAAGCGAGTTATGATTATTGACGGGCTGAACATGTATCTTCGTGGATACATTGTCAATCCCGCTATTTCCACCAATGGTAATCCTATTGGCGGTGTTGTAGGCTTCCTTGGCTCTCTAAACAAGCTAATGAGGGAAATGAAGCCTACCCAAGTGGTTATTTGCTGGGATGGTCCCGGCGGCTCTCAGAAGCGTCGTGAGATCATTAAGGAATACAAGGCTGGTCGTAAGCCTATTCGTACCAACTACGAAGTGGAAGGTATGAGCGAGCAAAGCAAGAAAGAGAACCAAGTCTGGCAGCACTCTCTTCTTTTGGAAGTTATCAACGAGATGCCCATCATTCAGCTTATGCTGGATAATGTGGAAGCAGATGATTTGATTTCCTATGTTTGCTCACACTCTAAGTATGATGGGTGGCAGAGGATTATTGTTTCTTCTGATAAGGACTTCTTGCAACTTCTAGACGAAGAGACTATCCTATATCGTCCAATCCAAAAGCAGATTCACACTAGCAAGAATGTTATCGAAGAGTATGGTATTGCTCCTGAGAACTTTGCAATCGCCCGTGCCATTGCTGGTGACAAGTCTGATAATCTTCCCGGTGTTGGTGGCGTTGGTCTTGCGACGATTGCCAAGCGTTTTCCTTTCTTGAAGGAAACCAAGGGCTTCTATCTTCGCGAGGTGTTGGAATACTGCAATGAAAATCTAAAGCAGTCTAGTGCATACGATACCATTGCTAGGAACTTCAGCATTGTCCAAGACAACTACAAGATGATGAATCTTTCTCCTCCTTCTATCTCGGTCCAAGGTCGTGAGAAAATCAACTACGCTTTGGATAACTTTGGGTTTGATCTGAACATCACTAATCTAAAGTCTCTTTCTCTAAAGAACGGCTTCGCAGCATTTGATTGGTCGGACATCACTGTTAGCCTTCGACGCATTGTGTCAAGCAATAGCAAAACGCTTGACGGGCAAGCGTGAAAGGGTTATGATTATACTCGAAAATAAAGAGGTACACTAATGTTGGAACAGAAGCCGGTCAACTTTGCACAGTACGGCAAGTCTTTCCAAGAAGACCTATGTAGTCTAATCCTCGATGATCGACCTTTCGCAGATCAACTACTGGAAGTATTTGACCCAAACTTCTTGGAACTCAAGTATCTTCGTGTGTTTGTCGAGAAGATTGTCGAACATCGAAAGAACTACAAGATTCATCCTAGTCGCAAGACTATGGTTACAATCATCAAATCAGGTCTGAATGACGAGAATGATGCAACAAAGCGACAAGTCGTTGATTTCGTCGCTCGGGTTTTCGCTAGAGAAGAAGTAGAAGAGTCCGGCTTTATCAAGGATACTTCTCTAGACTTTTGCCGTAAGCAAAAGCTAAAAGAAGTCATGATCAAGTCGGCAAAGCTAATCAACACAGCTTCGTTCGATGAAATCACCAAGTTGATCACAGATGCTGTAAAGCTTGGTTCTTCGAATGACTTTGGCTATGATTACCTAAAGGATTTCGAACGTCGGTTCGAACTAAAGGCCCGAGATCCAATCCCAACTACTTGGAACGAGATTGACCAAATCACGGGCGGCGGTATTGGTAACGGAGAGCTAGGAGTTGTAATCGCCCCTACGGGTGCCGGTAAATCAATGGTGTTGGTGCATTTGGGAGCGCAAGCGGTCAAGCAAGGCAAGACAGTAGTTCACTACACCCTAGAGCTATCAGACACCGTTATCGCGCAAAGGTACGATAGCTGTATTACCGAGCTTCCACTAAGCGAGTTGATGAACCACAAAGAAATCATTCGTGAATCGGTCGAGCAAGTCCCCGGCGCACTAATTATCAAAGAATACCCCACCAAAACGGCTAGCGTAAATACTTTGCAATCACACCTTGAAAGGTTGCGTGCAAAGGGAACAAAAGTGGACATGGTGGTGGTTGACTATGGCGACTTGCTAAAGCCGGTCACTAGAGACAAGGAAAAGAGGAACGAGTTAGAATCAATCTACGAGGGACTAAGAGGACTAGCACAACAGTTCCAATGCCCTATTTGGACTGCTTCACAGACCAATCGGTCTGGCTTGAATGCCGAAGTAATCACAATGGAATCAATCTCAGAAGCTTTTTCGAAATGCTTTGTTGCTGATTTCATCTTTACAGTATCAAGAACGATTGAAGACAAGCAGAACAATACAGGCAGGATCTTTGTTGCTAAGAATCGGTTTGGACCGGATGGTATCGTATTCCCTATTGACATGAGTACTAGGAATGTGAGTATCAAGATGAAGGTACCAAATACAAATCAAGATCCCTTGTCGCTGGGTCAAACAACAAACTTGACAGCTAAAGATCAAGCTCAACGCCTCAAAGACAAGTACAAGAAGTTTAGACAATCTATTAGAGCAAACATAACGGAGAATACAGAAAATGAATCTAGCAACTAGGATTTTGTCGGACATTACAGTCCATATGAAATACGCAAGGTATCTACCAGAAGAATACCGCCGTGAATCTTATGAGGAAATCACGGAACGCAATCTTGAAATGCACATCAAGAAGTACCCACATCTTGAATCAGAGATAAGGGAAGCATACAAGTATGTTTTCAGTCGTCAAGTATTGCCTTCGATGCGTTCAATGCAGTTTGGTGGCAAGCCAATCGAGATTGCCCCAAACCGAATCTTCAACTGTGCATTTATGCCTATTGATGATCTACGTTCTTTCTCGGAAGCAATGTTCTTGCTTCTTGGCGGAACCGGCGTAGGCTTCTCGGTTCAGAAGCATCACGTTGAGAAACTACCAGAGATTCGGATTCCATCCGGTCGCGAAAAGCGATTCCTTGTTGGAGATTCGATTGAAGGTTGGGCCGATGCTGTTCGCGTGCTTCTACAATCTTACTTCAGGGGAACAAGTCGTATTCGCTTTGACTTCTCGGACATTCGCCCCAAGGGTGCCCGTTTGGTTACATCAGGCGGTAAAGCACCGGGACCACAACCTCTCGTTGAGTGTTTGGTGAAGATTGACGGAATGCTGAACACAAAGAAGGACGGCGATAAGCTAACTCCTATTGAATGCCACGACATTATGTGTCACATCGCAGATGCCGTGCTTGCTGGTGGTATTCGCCGCGCTGCTTTGATTTCGCTATTCTCTGCTGACGACGACGAAATGATTGCTTGTAAGGCAGGAAACTGGTGGGAAACAAACCCACAACGCGGTCGTGCTAACAACTCTGCCGTTCTTCTTCGCCACAAGGTTGAGAAAGAATACTTTATGGATCTTTGGACCCGCATTCGTGAAAGTGGTTCAGGAGAACCCGGTATTTACCTAAATAACGATAAAGATTGGGGAACAAACCCTTGTTGCGTTGACGGAGACACCCTCATTACAACAAACGTTGGTCAAATGACTATGCGTGAGTTGGTTGAAAGGGTTGAGAGTGGCGAATCGATCAGCGTGCTTTCTTACGATGAAGCAACTTGTAGTCTTGAACTACAACCAGTAGAAGAAGCAGCCATGACGAGAGAAGACGCTGATGTTATCAGGATCGAAACAGAAAGCGGCCAAGTCCTCATTCTAACTCCCGACCATAGAGTATTCACAGAGAATAGGGGATATGTTGAAGCAGCACACTTGACAGAAGAAGATATACTACTTTCTATTGAATGAGTATCTTTGCGGGCTCCAATAAACTATTTATAATGTAGGGGTTGGAGCCCGCAAACATGAAAATAGAAGAAGCGATAAGAACAATATATCTCAACCACGAAAAAGGAAAAGTCGTACTTATACCAGAAGACTTCGCAGAAGAGTACAAAATATACGCTTCTAATAGAGTCGCTGAACTTGGCAATACCGCCCGCGCAAGCAACAAAAGAAGTTTTATTATCAACAATATTAGTAGGATATATCCAAGCGAATATTGTTTTGCTAAAAGTTTTATATCTTCTCTTTATAGTGAAGGGTATGGTTTGAAAACAATAGGCAAAAAGATAGACTTGACACCAACGAGAGTAAGAACTCTTTTTTCAATACTTGGTATAGAGATAAATAAAGGCAAAAATATAGTATATAACAAAACAAAAGAAATAAGAAGTGAAAACCTGAAGTCGTTGTATAACAATAGAGCAGGTTGGTTTAAGACCTTTCATAGAAAGACTAATAAGACCTCGCGAGGCATTCAGGGATACTACTTCAACAGAACAAGAAATAAGTTTGTTTGGCTTCGTAGCACATATGAATATATATATGCCAAGTGGCTTGACTCTCATGCGATAGAATGGGATGTAGAACAGCAAACTTTCCAACTTGAGAAAACAACGTATAGACCAGACTTTTTTATCTACGAAGAAGGAACTTTGATGAAAATAGTTGAAATCAAAGGGTTTTGGGATAGAGGGATAGTAAAAACAGAAGAACTATCAAAAAGACTGGATATAGAAATAGTCCTAATAAGAGATATAGGACCATATATAACCACCACCTATAATAAGGAGATATTAGAATGGAAACGACTACGAATATTACAAGAACCAAGATCAAGCGTATAACTATTGAAAAGAATAGAGACGTTTATGACATTCAAGTAAAAAAGAACCATAACTTTTTTGCTAATGAGTTGTTGGTTCACAACTGCGAAATTGCTCTTCGCCCTTACCAGTTCTGTAACCTAACAGAAGTGAACGTAAGCGATGTGGAAAGTCAGGAAGACTACGAAGCAAGAGTCCGCGCAGCAGCGTTTATTGGCACTCTACAAGCATCTTACACAGACTTCCACTATCTCCGTCCAGTTTGGCAGAGAACAACCGAGAAGGACGCTCTAATCGGTGTTGGAATGACTGGTATTGCTTCTGGAAAGGTTCTTGATCTTGATATGGTAAGAGCAGCACAAGTTGTAAAAGAAGAAAATGCCCGCGCTGCGGCTCTTTTGGGAATCAATCCAGCAGCAAGAACAACTTGCGTCAAGCCTTCAGGTACAACTTCACTTGTTCTTGGAACTTCTTCGGGCATTCACGCTTGGCACAACGATACTTACATTCGTCGTATCCGTGTCGGCAAGAATGAAGCAATCTACACCTACCTCGTAGAGAACCACCCAGAACTAATCGAGGACGAATACTTCCGCCCACACGACACCGCTGTTATTTCGGTACCACAAAAGGCACCAGAAGGTTCAATCGTTCGTACAGAGTCTGCTATTGACCTTTTGGAGAGAGTGAAGAAGGTAAGTCAAACTTGGATTAAGTCAGGACACCGCAAGGGACAAAACACCCATAATGTCTCTGCTACTGTCTCAATCAAGAATGATGAATGGGATACAGTTGGCGAGTGGATGTGGCAAAACAGAGCATTCTACAATGGTCTTTCGGTTCTTCCAGCGTTTGAACACACCTACAAGCAAGCACCTTACGAAGATTGTGATGATGAAACCTATAACAAACTATTTGAGGCTCTAAAGTCAATCGACCTCAACTATGTTCATGAAGTAGATGACAACACTAATCTTACAGATCAGGCCGCTTGTGCCGGTGGTGCCTGCGATCTGAAGTAATAATGTGTCCTTCCTGTCTATTTTGGGCAGGAAGGACTATTTATTTGTGTTAAGGGGAAATAAATGAAAATCACAACTACTCAACTTCGTCAGATTATCAAAGAAGAGATAGAGAAAGAACTATTCAATAAGCAAGAACTTAATGAGGGTGTGTTTGAAAAAGTCTTAGGCTCTATAGCATTAGCCGCCACGCTATTAACTGGTGGTATGATGAGCGCAACAAGTACTGCGGAAAAAAGAGCAGAAATAGCCGATTCCATGGGTGTTGAAACTACAGATACAGATAAGGTAAAAGCCGAAAAGCTGGAAAATAAAATAACCGAACTCAAAAAAGATATAGAAGAACTCAAAAAATCTCCAGGTACAAAAGTAGCTTTTGGTCTGAAAGGAAGTCGTGAAATACCCAATACCAGAGAAGAACAAAACGAAAGGATTCGTCAAGCAGAGGAAGCCCTAAAAAAAGCAGAAAACGACTTAAAGAAATATAAATAAGTTTTAGGAACAACAACCATGAAGCTTACAAAAGCCCAACTAAAGAAGATTATCCTAGAAGAAGTAGCAGTAGTTCTCTCTAA